GGGTGATTAGCCCTTATCATTCGAGTTTAGGTACTACCAGACGTGGAGAAGTCCATCAGAATGGTCATCTCAAGACAATTCCGATAACGCGCGGTCAGAATATTTCTGTAACCGACGTATCGTAGCTGTCATATCGTTGAGATCCGCCACTGAGAATTTCGAAAGCTGAGAAAGCTTCGGAACTTTTAACTTTTCCTCCATCTGTTCAATAGTCCCTACACCCGCCAATGAGACGGGCTCGATGATTTGCCGTCCGTAAGTACGTAACGGCAGTCATCAGCAAGGAGAACACAGCAACATAACGCGAACAAAGTATCGCGTCAGGACAGGATATCGAGAAGATATGGACTTGATGAAAGGCCATAAATTCTCTAACTCCTTATATGCATTATCTCTAGAGGTTCTAAGCTTATCGAGAACTAGACACCCTCAGGCGTCTAAGCTCACCATAGCTTGTACTTCTCTGGGAACGCGTGGTAAGAAAAGACCACCAACCTTCCGGCTTAATAGCCCGAATGCGGTATCTTTTCGCAACAAACCACCTGGTCCTAGTAGCAGGTTAAGTCCGAAATCGCAAGCTGCAGCGGCATTACGCCCGCGCAATTGCGAAATCTTTGAAATCACGGTATTCTCATCGATTAAAGCTCTATTTCAAGCCTCAATCAATAATACTGCCCTAAATTCAATCTTTCGTAGGCCCTGGATAATCAATCCAGGACCTAGAATAGAATAGTCGTCTCCGGTTAGAGAGTATAGTCTCTTCGCAAACTCCAACTTATCGGAGCTTACGAAGGACTTAGTCAATGAAATTGACACTCCCAAATGCTGCATCGTGTTTAGGTACTCTACTCCTAAATCCGATCGGATTACCATGTCGTCGCCTAAGACGGCATAATAGTCCAAGGGGCAACCATCGGAGCTCTTATTCCATACACCAGATCTTAAAATGCTATCTATTACCAAAATATGGTGAGTGATAGCCAAACTGGCTCAGGAAGAATAAGCTCCCATTGGTTGACCTACAGCATACCTTATCTCATC